TCAGAGGATACATTCAACACACCCTCATAATTATTTTGTGTCTTATTGACTTTACCACAAACAACAGGGCCATTTAAAATAGCAGTTCCAGATGGTGTCTTATCAGGTTCGTCAATTGGTTGTGAGATATCAACTCCAACAACAATTTTTTCAGAATTAGATCTTGAACATGTAGCCATTAAGTTGATCCTCCAAATCCTTGAATAAATCCTCGGAATCTCTCTTCCAATTCTTTCCCTGCCTCTGATTCTCTAAAGTCTTGAACTTGCTCACCAATATTTGTAGCAGCGTCCTCAAGACCTAATTCATCATTTTCAGCTATTTCTTGTAATCTTTGTCCAAGAGGGCCTTCTGCAAGGTTTTTCAAATCTCCTTGAACATTTTTAAATGCATCTTTTCCTTTTTCTAACATATCAATTGCTTTAACTGCCTTGTTTGCGATTGAGTTTGGTGTTTCGCCTAAATCAGGGAGATCTAAAGTCGTTGCTTTCTTTGCAATTTCAGAAAATACTCCATATGCCTCATCCATTTTTTGTGTATCTAATTTGAATGCCGATTTCATTTTCATAAAACCATCAGTAATAATATCGCATTCCTGATTTGCTTTCATACATAGTTTTTCACAATTAGCTCGAATATCTGGCCCTTTTAATTGAACCATTCGAGTTCCATCAATTACAATTTCACCATCTTCATTACCTCCACCATTAGCGTCGAGATAAATGTTTCTTGCTCTTAAATGTATATCACCATTATGAGCATCAAGCATTATGTCACCGTTTTCAGCACGAATCCATTTCGCTGGCACACAAACCTTATCACCTTGAGGTTTTAATTTTAAACCTTCACCAAGACATTCCATTGACATGCCTGGCGTACATAAAACATGTTTTCCAGTTCCAGGCCCACCTGATCCAGCTTGACCATCTCCTTTTTCAACTGGAGGTGCATTTTGTCCTGTGTTTTGATAGAAACCAAAACTTTGACCATAATCTTGTGTGGTTAATTCATAATTTGCATCACCATGTATTGCAATTTTTCCAGTTTTGATAAAATATCTATTTTTATCATCACTGGTGGGATTTTTTTTATCTTTTGGTGCGAATCCTTTTGACATTTTACTTTGTTACACAATCAATTATGGTTATGACAGCCTCTTGAGGTATATCCTTGTTGAAAGGAATATTAGTATCAGCAAGCTGTTTTGCATCATCTATTCTTGTAAATTCAAGAATTGGTGATAATCTAGCAAGAACTCCAGTATCACTATTTATTGTTAAGTCTGGAATGTTCGTGAATCCAAATCCTTTATTTGTGACATTTGCTCCTACAATTCTACCTTCAACTATATTTAATTCGACTTCTGCTCCACCATCAACTGTTACGGTATCTCCTTCTTCATAACCAACTCCAGTATTTTCAATCACAACGTCAGACAATGAGGTTACAAAAGATGATGCACCATCATAATTTGCGTTTGGATCTGGAATTATTTCTTTGACATTACCATCTAGATCAGTTTCAGTGGTATTTGGAATATATTCATGACCACCATCTGTCATAACAACATCTGCAACTGAACCATTTTCCATACGAACATAACCAGCAGCTCCATAACCATTTTTACAACCATCAACAAATGTGAGTAATGGTGGATCTGTGTATCCAGATCCTGGCTCATTAATCGCAACACCAATCACCTGTCCAAGTACATTCACAATTGCAGTTCCACTCGCACCTTTACCATCTGGACTTCCAATGAAATCAACTCTTGGTGGGCCACATTTAAGAACATTAGTATTACAATCAACCTTTGGTGTCGATGGCGAACTAACATCTGGAATTAAACCATCAACTATATCTAACAAACCTTCTGCTTGATTTTTGAGAGAGTTTATACCTGCAATATCAAATACTGCACCAAAAGCATCGTCTGCTATTGATTGTACTCCGTTCGATGAATTAAATGAAGTGTTCGGCGGACATTTCTGTGAATCACATCCTACAACATTTGAAATTAAATTTGCAAACTTCATACCCTTTGAGAATGTTTCACTTGGCGCCTTAATACCACCACCAGAAATATTGTTTAACTGATCAAACATGTCTGCCATTTGTGTATCTAAAATATTATTAATTTGTCCAAACATGTCACCCAAAAAACTTTCAACTGCACAAATGGGAACATCTAAAACTTTTCCTAACATATTTTCTAAACTCTTCTCAAGATAACCCATTAATTGTTCATTGATTTTTTCAAAATTACAGAATGCAATATCAACTAAATTCTTAGAAGCTTCTCCTACAGGCGCTTGTAAATGAATTGGTGTTTTATCTTTTAATCTTGTTGATATATTATTCAAAGTATCTTTAATTACCCATGAACGACCTCGACGCATCAATTTTGACATTGAGTTGTTAATTTGAATTGAGGTTTTCTTTATCTCCTGAGTTTTGTTTATGATACCGCCATAAAATGGATCAACTGTAATACTTCCAAGACTCTGAGAGGCACTCATTTTTCTTGTAAATTCATTGATCGCAGTATTTATTTTTTGTATTTCATTGTCCTCACAAGCAGTTGGATTCACCCACGTTGGATTTGTGTTGTTCTCTACAACTTTCTCATTTACAGATGAATATTTTATAACCTCACCATTTTCACCTTTTTTTGCAAATTGATAAGCAGTTTTGGTAGGTGGAGACTCAGTTTGAACAAGATGTGGCCCCATCATTTGTGATGCGAGTGGTGGTGTCCATGGCGTAAATTCTGTTTGACTAAATGCATTAAATCTAGCACTCGTCAATTTATCTCTAACGAATGATTGTTTAAACAGAGTTCCAAAAATAACTGGTTGTTGTCCATCTGCACCATCAAAGAAAAATCCAACAACAACTTCACCACCTTGATATTTCATCGACTCACTTTCACCAGCAACTGTTGAAACATTTGGTGGTAGGAGAACATGTGCTAATGGTAAATCCTTATCAGGTAAGTCAGCTTCATTACCATGATATCCCACAATACGAACACGACATCGGTGCGAATAAATTGGTTCGCCGTCTTCCGCATTTCTTTTTTCTAATGAAGCTTCCCACTCTCCTTTTTTTGGATCAGTCACTTGACCAATCCACCATTGCATCGGATCTCTTCCTATAAAGTTTTGTTCTGCTGGATTAAACATTTAATTAATCGTCATAGATTAAACACTCAGGTTCGTCTGGGTGATTGTCGCAAAATAATTCTAGAGCATTTGGATCATGATGATCGCCTGCCGCAATCTCTT